CAAGAAATTCTTGAGGATCTCGTGAAGGGTTCAACTGCTGGAACTTATTACTGGTCGCGAAGACCGGGTAAGTTTGTACAACGTTCAGGACAGGGACTTAGTGCTGGTACGCCTATTAACACTTCGCTACATCCAGACTTTACTGGAACTGTGTCTGAGTGGTATGAGACTTTGCTTGAAACTGTCAATGACGTTTCAGCAAATATTCATCGCAAGACGCTTCGTGGTGGGGCTAACTTTATTGTTACAAGCCCAGAAGTTGCGAATGTTCTTGAATTTACTGCTGGATTCCGTGCTGATACGACTGCTGACGAAAACAAGGGCACCGCTGGTGCTGTTAAAGTCGGCGCAATTAGCAAGAAATGGGATATTTACGTTGACCCGTATTTCCCACGTAACTTGTTATTGGTAGGACGTAAGGGCAGTAGCTTCCTTGAGAGTGGCTATGTATATGCACCTTATGTGCCGCTGCAAGTTACTCCGACTATCTTTGGTACAGAGGATTTTGTACCTCGTAAGGGCGTTATGACCCGTTACGGTAAGAAGATGGTTCGACCAGATATGTATGGTCTTGTTGTTGTCGAAGATCTTGTCTAATTTATTAGACTTATCTTTTTAACTTTGTAAAACCCCGCCTTTCTTTTTGAAGGGTGGGGTTTTCTTTTTCGTTTAAAGCACTCTTTAACTATTTAAATAAGAGGAGAATAATAATGGCAGTTCCCAATTTAACACCAAAACAACAAACTAGTGCTATTGTATTACACTCAACTGGCGCAGCTGGTCTTCTAACGACAACAAGTGTACCATATGGTGCATATATGAGGGGGCCATTAAGCTCTAGTCAGTGGGGATCTGGCGCTGTGTCTCAAGTTGCGCTTACTTATAAAATGCTCGGTGGTGATGTGCTTGATATTGAATTAACTGAGGATAACGTTTATACATCATACGAACTTGCCACATTAGAATATTCCTATATCGTTAACAATCACCAAGCAATAAATGTATTATCTGATTTTTTAGGGGCAGTAACAGGAACTTTTAGCCATTCAGGAACACTTCAAGCGGGTGGAGAATTATCCTCAAGTTTAACCAAGGATGGTAAAAGATCTCATGCTGCATTAAAATTTCCAAAATTCAAATTTGAATATAGCAAGAGAATTGCTGACGGACTTGCTGGTGGTGCTGGGTTAGGAGATGATATAAGAATATATTCGGCCTCTTTTCTTTTACAAGATGCCACACAACATTATGATTTACAAAAAATTGTTCAAGATGCGTCTACAGATGGCTCAACAATGGGACAAGATTTTGCAAATGGTGTAAATAACAAAAGAATTGCAATAAGAAGGGTATATTATAGATCACCACGAACCATGTGGAGATTTTATGGATATTATGGCGGATTAAATGTTGTGGGAAATTTAACAACATATGGCCAATATTCAGATGAATCAACATTCGAGGTTATTCCAGCTTGGCAAAATAAATTACAATCAATGGCTTTTGAAACAAGCCTCTATACTCGTGCTTCTCATTATTCTTATGAATTAAATGATACTAGACTTAGAATATATCCTGCACCGTCAAATCCTGGTACTGGAGCACCGACTAAAATGTGGTTTGATTTTTCAGTTCCACAAGATGCATATGTAACCAGTTCCACTAGACAAGAAGGTATTGATGGTGTTAATAATTATAGCACTTTACCGTTTTCGAATATCCCATATGAGAATATTAATAGTATGGGTTTGCAATGGATTAGAAGATATGCTTTAGCAATTTCAAAAGAAATGCTGGCGCAGGTAAGAGGAAAATTTGCCTCTATTCCAATTCCAGGTGAGGCAGTTACATTAAATGCATCGGAATTATCAGCACAAGCCAAAGAAGAACAAACGGCATTAAAAACTGAACTTAAAGAATTATTGGATAAATTAACATATTCTGCGTTGGCCGATGCTGATGCCAAAAAAGCAGAAGATGCCAATCGGCTACAAATACATATTCCAATGGGAATTTTTAGAGGATGATGTAAATGGGCCAGAATAAATGGGAAAGACCAGAACAAGCACCACCTCCCTTGTTTATTGGGAAAAAAGAACGTGACTTAGTTAAGCAGGTTAATGATGAATTAATTGAACGTGTTATCGGTCAAGATATTCTTTATTATCCTATTAGCATAACTCATACAAATTTTCATTCTTTGTATGGAGAAGCCATTGAAAAAAATTTTTTGCCACCTATACGAGTTTACGCATTAGTTGAATGGGGAGAAACTACGACAAAAGCTGGAAAATATGGATTAGATCGTGTTTATCATTTAACTTGTCATTTTCATAAAAGAAGATTAACGGAAGATCAAGACTTATATGTTCGTGAGGGTGATTTTATCTTATATGATGATGATTATTATGAAATAACAACCTTAAATCAACCAAAACAATTATTTGGACAACCAGACCACATGCTTGAAATATCAGCTAAGTGCTTCCGAGCACGTCAAGGTCTTTTTGATGGTGAATAAACATGGCAATATTAAGTGGATCAGTTGATAGGGGCGGAAAAGCAGATGGTGAAAAACGCACCATTATGTCATATAAGCCCTCGACTTTAGAAACAATAGATTTTGCAGTTTATAATTGGATTAAAGAACAAATAAATGTTTCTTGTACTACCAATAAAGGATGGAAACCAGTCCCGGTCATATGGGTGTCAGGAGAAAGGTCTTGGCAGTTAAAAAATCATAAAGATTTAAGAGATAGTGATGATACTTTGATATTTCCAATCATTGCCCTTCAAAGAGATAATTTTTCAAAAACTCCCAATAATAAAGGATCTTTCTGGGCTAATATTCCACCCGTTCAGGATGCTAAAGGTGGCTCCATTACAATTGCACGGAGAATAAATCAGGAGAAAACTGCCAATTTTGCAAATGCAGATGCTTATAAAAAAAGATCAAGAATTGCGGGAAATGCGGGTACTCCTGGTGATCAACAAATTAATTTTCCAATGCCGAAAAACAAAAAAGTTGTTTATGAAACAATTACGATTCCAATGCCTGTATATATTGATGCTATGTATTCCATAAGTATTCGGACAGAATATCAACAACAGATGAATGAGATATTGCAACCTTTTGTTACTTTTTCTAAAGGAATAAATTATTTAAAATTAAAACAAGATGGTCATGCATATGAAGCTTTTATGCAACCTGATTTTTCTTCTGATGGAAACATTGCAGAACCAGGAGATGAGGCAAGATTTCATGAAACTAAAATAAGTTTAAAAGTTTTGGGTTATCTTGTGGGGGGAGATAAGAACGATGAACAACCTCATATTGTTATTCGGGAAAATGCAGTTGATGTTAGAATTCCACGAGAACGAGTTATTACAGAAGATGAGCCCGATTGGGGGCCAATCGGAAAGCCAAAAGGAAAATATAGGTCGTAATCATTCCTTTGGCTTTTCGAATGATAAGCTACTATTTATTAGAGACTTTTAAAGTATTATAAGGAGAAACACGCATGGCACAAGGCAAATTCAGATTTGTATCACCAGGAATTCAGCTTCGCGAACTTGATAGATCGCAAATCCCTGATGAACCAGAGGCAGTAGGACCAGTTATTATTGGGCGAGCCCAACGAGGACCGGCCCTTCGACCGGTAAAAGTCCAAAATTTTACAGAATTTGTTGAAATTTTTGGAGAACCTTTACCTGGCGGTGCTGGTGGTGATATTTGGAGAAAGGGAGGTGCAGGATTAACACCTACATATGGTGCTTATGCTGCTCAAGCGTGGTTAGCAAATGGTTCTCCTTTGACTTATGTGCGTCTTTTAGGCCAACAACACACTGATAGTACAGCAACTGCTAGAAGCGGCCAACAAGCCGGTTGGTGGGTTGGCGGCGAAGATCCAGATGGCACTCGTGAACATGCAGGTGCTTTGGGATTATTCGTTTGCGATAGTGCAAGTGCCGGTACTGCGGTAACTGGTACTCTTGCTTGTGTTTGGTACTGTACTGGAAGTTCTATTGAACTTTCGGGGGCCGTTCGCGGATCGACCGATGGCGAGGGTGGTTTTGTCTCCAAAAACGTGACTGGATCGGGAATTTTGATCAAAAGTTCAGGACCGGGACCAACATTTACCGCTCTTGTTAAAGACAATTCCGTAGGCACACCTGGCGGTGATCTTTTAGAAACGATTAGTTTTAATATTAAATCAGAAACTGCTGGTAATTTTGCCCGGAACGTTTTTAATACAAATCCGACAAAGTTAACTACACGGCTATATGATACGGGTGCAACTGCATCATATTTCTTAGGCGAAACTTTTGAAAGAGATGTTCGTGAAACTCTTAATAGCGGATCAGGAAACGGTGATGTTTTTGGTTTTATTGCTTCTCTTTATAATAAACCAGAAACTGAAGGCTGGTCTGAAAATTATGCAAGTGCAACTCCAGCGCAAACTCCTTGGATTATTGCTCAAGATATGGGAGCATCTAGTTCTTATTCACCTGAAAATAATCAAAGATTGTTTCAAATTAAAGCACTCGATTCTGGTGAATGGACACAAGAAAATCTTAAGATTTCGATTAGAGATATTAGATACTCTGTCGAGCCAAGTGATCCTTGGGGCTCCTTTTCGCTCCTTGTAAGAAAGGCAAATGATAGTGACGAAGCTCCAAAAGTTGTAGAAAGTTTTGCAAACTTAAGTTTGAATCCAAATGATCCAAACTATATTGCACGAAGAATTGGTGATAAATATGCTAAATGGGATGATTCCGATAGGCGTTTTCGATATCATGGCCGATATCCAAATGCTTCGAAATTTATTTACGTTGAGATGAAGTCTGAAGTTGATGGAGGCGGCGTTTCTTCTGACTTGCTGCCTTTCGGTTATCAAGGACCACCGCGATGGGGTTCTTTTGGCATTCTTAGTGGAAGTACGTCTGCTAGAACAGTGACATCTTCTTTAGATCACGCTGGAATGGCAACACCATTTGCTCGTGCAATGGCTCAAACATGGGACGCGGGCGTTCCTGGCCTTTGCGGCGAGAGGTCTGGTACACCATTTGTATGGGTTGGTAGTGGTTCTATGGGCGGTGGCGGGGCCGGTGGTGGGCTTCAATTTACAGCTTCATTCAATTTTCCAAGAACGTATATGCGCGGCAATACAACAGAAGGAAATTTAAATGACCCAACAGATGCATACTTTGGAGTAGATACAACTCAATATGGTGGTAGTACAAGATTTGATAATGCTTATCAAGATGTTGTACGCGGACTTTCAACTGGTATTGGCCGGTTGACTACTGGCCCACGGACGGCAGTATCGTATTCGGCTCAAGGAAATGTAATTGAGTATTCATATGTTTTCTCTCTTGATGATATTACTAATCACACGGGATCAGAAACTGGTGTGGAGTCGAATGTCGGTGGCTCAACATCTCCAAACGCTTCACAAACCACAGATGCATATTATCTCTCTGGTTCTAGAGCAGTTGGTTTGGCATTATCTTGTACCGGAACATCAGGTTCTGTGGGTGGCATTTATACAGTGACTTACAAGTCATATCACAACACTTTAGATAGTGAGTTTAATAAATTTACAGTTCCGATGTTCGGTGGATTTAATGGAGTAGATATTCAACATACTAATCCATTCGATAATTATTATGCTACGACTCCAACGATGCAAACATATTCCAAGTTTAATTCTATTAGACAGGCGATTGATTCGTGTGCAGATGCGGAAATGGTGGAATGTAATTTGATGACTGCACCAGGAGTTGGAACTACCACCGAGTCGCGTGGATTAACAAATCATATGTTGGATATTTGCGAACGTCGAGCAGATACTTTGGCAGTCATTGATATCGAGGGTGGTTATTTACCTCCCTCTGATCGAAGTTCATTCGGAAAGGATTCTGATAGTGCCAATCAAGGTAAAGCTTCAACAGCAGCGACAACGCTAAGAGACAGGAAAATTAACAATAGCTATGGCGCTTGTTATTATCCGTGGATTCAAATTAGAGATTCAGACTCTGGTGTTGCGTTTTTTGCGCCACCGTCAATTGCTGCCATAGGAACTTATGCTTATTCGGAGGCCCAATCAGAAGTTTGGTATGCGCCAGCGGGCTTTAATCGCGGTGGCTTAACTGAAGGCGCTGGCGGTGTTCCAATCATTGGAGTTACTGAGCGATTGTCTTCTAAGGATCGCGATAAGCTTTATGAGAATAACATTAATCCAATTGCTTCATTTCCAGCGGAAGGACTTGTTGTTTTTGGCCAAAAAACGCTACAAGCAACAAGAAGTGCTTTGGACCGAGTTAATGTCAGACGCTTGCTGATCCATATTAAGAAAGAAGTTTCTCGAATTTCATCAAGGTTACTTTTTGATCCAAATACAGCAGTAACTTGGGATAGATTTACTGGACAAGTTGCCCCATTCCTTGATAGTGTTAAAGTTAGGCTTGGGCTAGAAGATTATAAAGTTGTATTAGATTCAACGACAACGACACCCGATCTTATTGATAGGAATGTGATGTACGCAAAAATCTTCTTGAAGCCAACACGAGCAATTGAATTTATTGCAATTGATTTCATAATTACAAACACTGGAGCGTCATTTGAGGATTAATTTTTAAGAATGACTAATTATAATAGGAGAAGATACAGATGACTTTTTGGCAAGATTCAAGTTTAGAGCCCAAACGAACTTATAAATTTATTTTAAGTATTCCCGGAGGTCGTGAAACTGATGGATTAAAGGAATTTTTGGTTAAGAAGGTCAAGAAACCTGAGTGGGAAATTGGTTCTATTGAGCACAAATTTTTAAATCATTCTTTTTGGTATCCCGGTAAAACAAAATGGACGGCTGTTGATGTTACTGTTGTTGACACTGTTGATCCTAGTGCTAATGCAACACAAGAGATTATGCGAATGTTAGAAGCATCGGGTTATCGGGAGCCTGAAAATCCGACGACACCTGCTGGATGGGGCACTGTTTCAAAATCTAAAGCAGTAAGAGATGCGCTTGGCACAGTTAAAATCAAAACTATTGATAGTGACGGCGAAATTGTTGAAGTATGGACGTTGAAAAACGCTTGGATTCAAAAAGTTGCAATGGGCGAACTCACCTATGATGATGAAGCACTGGTTGAGACAACCATGACTATTCAATATGATAATGCATTTGTAGATATTAAAGGTGGTCGAGGAATAATTCCTTCTAATGCAACAGGCTAAAAAAGTCATCTATTTTCTGATATAATATAAAAAGAGGTATATATGCCAAGAAATAACCAGGATCGTCTGGAGTCTAAACCCGAAGGTGGTAGCGAGGCACCCCTTCAAGAAACTAATTCACTTTTAAATTACGTTCAACCTACCGAGTTTGTTGATTTACCAACAAAAGGTAAGTTTTATTCACAAGAACATCCCTTACATAATGTAGATACTATAGAAATTAAGTATATGACTGCAAAAGAGACAGATCTTTTGACATCAAAAACATTATTAAAAAAAGGTCTTGCTATCGATAGAATGCTACAAAGTATTATTGTTGATAGATCTATTAAAGTTCAAGATCTTTTCCTTGGAGATAAGAATGCAATCTTAATGGCTGCAAGGATTAGTGGATTTGGTGCCCAATATTCTGCAAATGTAACATGTCGAGGATGTTCGACAGCGAGTGAGCAACATTTCGATTTATCAGAAGTACACGTAAAAGAAGCAGATGATGATATTGAGTTTACAGAAGATGGAACTTTTTTTATCGATCTTCCAAAAACGGAAGTTAAAGCAGAGTGTAAACTGTTAACAGGAAAGGACGAGTCCAAGCTTTTAGCAAAAGCAAAAAAGAAAGAGAAATTAAAGCTTGGGGAATCTTTATTAACGGATCAGTTAAAATTAGTTATTGTTTCACTTAATGGTGAAACCGAAAGGAGTACGGTTGAGAATTTTGTGGATACAATGCCAGCAATTGACGCCAATCACTTAAGAATTGAATATGAAAAAATCAAACCAGATGTGGATTTATCATATGAGCTTGAGTGTGACGGCTGCGATGTAGTTAGTAATGTATCTATCCCATTCTCAACCAATTTTCTTTGGCCTGACAGATAAATATTCTGAAAATGTCTATGAACAATTATTTTACTTAAAATATCATGGAGGATGGAGCTTCATTGAAGCTTATAATCTTCCAATTCAGCTAAGAGACTGGTGGCTCACCAGACTCCAGAAACAATTCGACGACGAAGCCAAACGCCAAAAAGAGGCTAATCGAAAATAGTTAATAAATCTTAAACCTCCCTTTGTGGAGGTTTTTTATTTTATATACAACACTATTTATACTTATCAAAGAGTGTAAACACTCATTTGTATAGGTATATTAAACTATGGCAAAAGACCCAAAAGGCCCAAAAGGCCCAATACCGCCCGCTCCGGATTCTGAAGAAATAGATGAAACCACCGAAGCGATGGATGAAGCCGGTAAAGCAACTAAATCTTTTACCGAACATATGGGTGATGCCAAAGACGCCACAGTGGGTCTTGGCAACTCAGCTGTAGGTTTCATCAGCCAATTCACAGGAGGTATGGATCTGTCAATTAGTGGAATTATTGCGTTTGCACTTGAGATAGATAACACTCGGGCCGCCATGGACAAAGCCACTGGCGCAGCGGGAGGTCTTAACAAGGGAGTCCGTGAGATGCGCCAACACGTAAAGGGCCTGGGCGCTAATTATGCCTTTTTAACCGAAGCCATGACCGCAACCTATGAGGGAATGTCAGCGTTCTCTAATCTTTCATCAGAAGTTCAAGGCCGAATGGCAGGACTTGCGGCTGGGCTTACGCGGGTTGGTGTTGACGCGGGCACAACTGCAAAAAATTTCGATATTATGAATAAAGGCTTGGGCTTAAGTGTAGAACAAACTGAAGAAATGACCAAATCTATTATGAGAACTGCAATTGGCCTTGGGACTACACCTAAAAAAATGGCAGCAGATTTTGCAGCCTCCGCACCAATATTGGCACGTTATGGAAAAAATACTGAAGGCGTATTCAGAAAACTTGCTGCACAATCGAAAGCAACTGGCGCAGAAATGAGTTCTCTTTTAGGCGTTGCCGGAAAATTTGACACATTTGAGGATGCAGCAGGCACAACTGCTCAATTGAATGCGCTGTTGGGAACTCAACTCAATAGTGTAGACATGTTAACCGCTTCTGAAGGCGAGCGCATTGAGATGATGAAACAATCAATCGAGTCGAGTGGAAAGAGTTGGGAAAGCATGGACCGTTTTGAAAGAAAAGCATTAGCAGGTGCAGTTGGAATGACTGATCTCGCTGAAGCTGGAAAGATTTTTGGAACTTCATTGGAAGATATGGAAGATGCCGAAGCCGCAGCAGATCCAGCATTAACGGCCCAAGAAGAATTAAACAAAGCCATGAAAAAAGGCACTTCAATGACGGAGGCTTGGAAAGCAATGCTGGAAGGTATTATGTCTAAGTTATCTAATGCAGTTATGCCACTGGTGATGGAGTTTATGAACTGGCTTGTTACACCTGGAGAGATCGACAAAAGCCCATTAGGACAGGCAGTTGATCATATAGTTGATTTTGCGCTCTGGGTCAGAGATGTTGCTAAGTGGTGGATGGAATCAGATAGTGTAATTGTTAAATCTATAAAGAAGTGGGCAGCGATTTTTCTCGGAGTTGCAATCGCGGCAGGGCCTATTCTGACCTTTTTAGGAAGTATGAAGATGATTGTGATGGGATTGTTCACGATTTTGAAGGCATTCATAATTCCTGCATTCAAAATCCTGGTTTGGGTGGTCGCGAACCTTTTATGGCCTATTGTTGTAGTTGCTTTTAAAGTGATCATGTTTGCTATTGGTGCTCTTCTTTCTCCAATAGGTTTAGTTGTGGCGGCAATTGTCGGTATTATTGCCATTGTTTGGATCTTTAAAGAGGAGATTGCGGCGGCACTAATAGTTGCATGGAACTGGTGGAAAAATCTGGCAACAGGCATGACCGATGCGTTCGGTGATGCGATGGATTGGATTTTCGAAAAATTAGGGGCTTTTGGATCTTTCATGCTAAATGCATTTACAAGTCTTGGCGATGGATTAAGGCTTGTTTTTCAGGGTATAGGAAATTTTTTCGTTGGTATGCTTAATGATTGGATCATCAAACCACTTAATGGTCTTATTGGATGGGCCTATGATTTAATAACGAATTTACCAGACTGGGCGGTGCCAGATGTATTTCAAAATGCTTCGAGAGAAGACTTTCTCATAGAACCATTTGAAAGATTTCATGATGGAACTCAAGGACGGCCAATGCTCGGCCCAGCAATCGTCGAAGACAATGAAACAGTTATCTTACCTTCAAAAAATTCTGCCGGTGGTACTGTTTTAACCGCAAACGACATGGCAAATGCAGGCACTGGAAACCAGCCAGTGACAGTTGTAATTAATATTGATGGTAGAGAGTTTGTAAGGCAAACTGTAATTCCAGTATTAAATAAAGAATTTAGCTTACAGGGGATATAAAAGATGGGATTTTTTGGAAAAAAAGAAGAGAAGTTAGATGAAAAAACTAACCCTAATAATAATCGCACATTTAAACATGGTGATGATGTTTCGGATAATCTTGCAAATAATCATTTTCAATTTCTTGAATTTTTTCATCTTCCATCTGCTTACTTTGTGGCATTTAAAGCATACATAGAAACTTTTGATGATGCTTATAAATCAGATTGGAAAACAACACAGGTTTATGGACGCATGGATCCAATCGCAACTTTTCAAAGAACAACAAGATCCATAAACTGCGGGTTTAAAGTCGTTGCTTCAAGTGTGCAAGAAGCCGAACAAAATATGCGACGTATTTCATTGTTGCTTCAAATGCTTTATCCGTCATTTGATACTGAAGGAATGCCAGGAGCAACGACAACAGGGGCGCGAACAGCTTCACGAGCAGACACGCGAGTTCGAACAATTAAAGGATCGCCTTTATTTAAGGTAAAGTTTTTAAATTGGATTGCTCGGGGTTCTGGAGGCGATGCCGGTTCTGCTGAAGATTCTGGATTATTGGGTTATATTAATGGATTTACATTTAAGCCAAATTTGGAAGCTGGTAGTTTTCAAGTTGGTCTTCACTTGTACCCAAAATATGTTGATTTAAGTTTTACCTTAAGTGTTATCCATGAAGATCCTCTTGGGTGGGATACTGGAGGCACTGAAGGTGATGAAGCAGGAATGGGGAGTGGTTTTCGGTCTACACCCGTATCTCCAGAACTTCCTTATGGAAGTGATATTACGACAAAAGGAAAACGCAAGAAAAATAAAATGTCGGACGAACAAGCAAAACGATTTAAAGCATTAAAAGAAGCAACTCAATCAAAAATAGTAGGGGGTTAAATAATGGTTTCACGATATGGTGCAAGAGGTTTGATAACAAATTTTGATGAACAATATGAAAATTTATTTAAAAAACGCAATACAATAACAATTTTACAATACACAACTCCAAATATGCAGCATCCTTCTGCTAAAGAAATAGCAAATTTAAGTATTGTTAATCATGCGTGGGCAGATGGCGACAGATTTTGGAAACTAGCTGGCAGATATTTTGGCAAGCCAGAACTTTGGTGGGTAATTGCTTGGTTTAATCGTATGCCAACGGAAGGTCACTTAGAACGTGGCGATATTGTGGCAATACCATTACCTCTTTCAAAAATTCTTGATTATTTGGATTTATAAATTATGGATTGTGTAGAAATACAATTAATTCAAAGTATGGGTGGTGTTGAATAATGGGTAACTTCGAACTCAGATACGCACAAAAAGCACTCGATGCACAAAAAGCAGCAAAAAAACCTCCTGTTGATCCAAAAACACCGCCGAAAGGTGCCATCATCCAAGACGACAAGGGGAATTGGATTGATGCAAAGGGCAAAGTTGTCGGTCAAAACCCGCTCACCGACGAAGAAAAAGGAATGGTCGCCCAGGCCGAATGGAATAAGGCTGCAACGGAGGGAGCTGGTGCAGGTGGAGGTGGAGAAAAAGCAAAAGGTCATCCCCAAAGAAAGCCGATTGAATTTGATGATCAATCTTTTTTATGGGACAATGTGAGTCTTTTCTTAAATGAGGCCGATCCGGGGAAAGCCGGGGGCAAAACCGGATTTGTTGTTGGTGGTAAGGTGATTCCAAATCCACACCTCAAATTTTATAAATATAAAAATTTTCTCCAAATTAAAGATGATAATCCGTTAACAACTGTAAATAAATTAAATGCAATGGGTATTGAGGCTTTTACCCATGTAACCACCGGAGAATTATCTTCGATTGTGCCACATTTTAAACTTTATAAAGTGTTACCTCAACAGCCAAATCTTACTTGGGACCGAAAAAGAACACGCATCGCGTTTCCATTTAACGATCACACAACAATGTCATCAATTATACAATCAAAAGAACAAAGAGGAACAGACGTTGGTTTTTTAAAAGCGGATTGGGATGATACTGGTGGAAATCCTGCAAATGTCGGCGTTTCTTTTAAAGGAACCTTGACGTTTCATTTTCAAAGTTTTGAAGGGATTTTTAAAGAAAGAGAAGTTGATGGACACAAAATAAAATTCGCTGATATAATGATTCTGGAACAACTCGTAGGAAGAAGGGCAGACGAGAAAAAGGCCAAACTCTTAAAGAGCAAAAACAAAATTGATAAGGCGAAGTATGACATTATGATGGCTGAAGCTGCTTCAAATAATATAAATTGCGGAACACAAAATGAAATTCATATGGAAGTTGGATGGAGCTTACCAATAAGTTCGCAATTTAAGAACTCCAAATTTGACGAAAAATTAGAAAAATTAAGGCGGACCTATGTTATAACACCAATTGATCAAGAAATTAATGTTACAGATAATGGTGCAGTTGACATGAAAGTTACATTTTGTGCAGCGATTGAAGGAAGAACCTTTGGCTCTACAGCAGATCTTTTAGGCATTGACGAAACAATGATACCATTGGATTTTGCCGCGTCCGTGGCACAGCTTAGAATGCAGATGGAAGAATATAGAGATGAGATTGGCGAGTCGCGAAAATCCGACGCAAAGATCGCCATGTCTAAAAGGAGCGCAAGGACGAAACAGCGAAAACTAGATAAAAATATAAAAGCAAGAAAGTCGCTTCAAGAAAATTATGGGAAAAAGAAGTCAGAGTTGCGATCACTAAGATATAAGCGGCTATTAGATCAGTTGAGAAAAGGAGCACAAGAACGAATTTTTTATATTGATCTTCAGCCAGCTGTTAAATCAATGTATGTATCACTTCTTGTTGCTGGAGCGAATGCATACCATGAAAGTAAAAAAGCAAGTGAGATAGAAAAAAACTATATCAAAACGACATATGAAAGTGTGGCTCTTGAATTACGCTCAGTGCTTGAGTTCGAGCAATCCTATACCAAAACAAAAAAAGGTGGTCCGAATGCTGCTGCCAAGCTTGGTAATACTTCCGATATGGCTCCAAAAAAATATGCTCGTGCTGCGAGAAACAAAAAGGAAGCGAACAGACGCAAAAAAGCAGAACAAAGGAGAAAGCGCCGCTTGCGTAGAGGATCCAACAGAATTCATTATATTTACTTAGGAGATTTGATAGAAGCTGCAATGGAAATTGTTTATTTTAATCCTAGCAAAGATGGGAAGAAAGACCCCGGAAAGCAATGCCCACAAATAAGAAATGATGTAAGAGTGTTATTGGGTTCTTTTTCGTATGTAGATTCATCGAGCGGCGATATAAAAACTATGGAACTAGCCGATGTCCCTATTGCTTTTAACTATTTTAATTCTTGGTGGTATGAAAATGTTATTAAAAGAAATAGGGATAATTATCCATTGAGAGTATTTTTAAGAGATCTGTGTAGCAAACTATTAAATAATGTTATGGCCCCTAAAAGATATGGCGGAAATCCAGGCAAAAGAATGCGAGCAGCAGTTCAAACAATCTGGTCTAAAAAAGGCGACCCACTTGATGTTGAATGGTCTAAAGGAGAGCGCGCACCGCGATTTGCTGGTCGCCAACGAAGAAAAGAACGAATCGATATTCAAAAGGTTCTGAAAAGTCAGCAAGGTAGGGGAGAAAAAGGCAAAGATGATTATACTCAGTGGTTGTATGTTTATGTTACTGGCGGGGAATCAGAAAATTCTGTGTTGACTGGCAGGATTGAGGAAGATACAAAAATTAATGTTCCTCATTATTTTCTGGGTTCTGAAACAGGAGTTTTACTTGATGTAAAATTTACTAAAACAAAAATTCCTGGTAAAAGAGAATCTATGATTGCAAAGATGAGAGATGATGGCCCTGAAAATATGAATTTAATATTTGCAGATCGTTATGACGCTAAAGTTACAGTGCTCGGTAATCCAATTTTTAAACCTGGTATGATGGTATATCTTGATCCGCGATCTTTGGGACTATCACTAGCCGAGGCCGAACATGTTCCAGCAATGTATCTGGCAGACTTGGCCATCGGCGGTTATTATCGGGTGAACAGAGTAAACAACCAACTAGATTCGTCCAAGTTTGTAACTGAATTATCTACGATTTCAGAATATTCGATTAGAGAGATTCAAAAAGCAAGGAGATGTAAAGCGGGTGGGACGACCGCCCAAGGCGGTCTAAGGAAAGGTGAAACCTGTTGAATGATAAATTAAAAGAGCGTCTTGAATTTATTGAACGATTTAGGAAAGAAAGGGACGTGCCTCTTGGTTCAAATGACTTGTCCGCTTTAGCTATTTTTCAGCAGCGTAAATACTACGATGAAGACATTTATCCATCTAAATATTATGCGCCGACACCAATGAATTTGTGGAATGAAAACCCATTTTTTGGCAAAGTTAATTTTGAAGGCAACACTGTTTTTGCACCAAAAACATTCTTAAAACAAGTTGATAACAATGTGTGGGCTCTTGATTTTGTTGCAGATGCTTTTAATGATTTTAAAGAAGAGTTTCTGTTTTTAAATAAAAAGGCTGTTAAGGGTACACCATTTGCTACTTTGTCCCCATCGAGGGGATGGAGTTCCGCAATTGATTTTTATGACTCCTTCATGGACTATGTGTATGAAACGTTTGTTGATTATATAATAGAAACTAAAATGGATGAGCAACTTACCACATTTGATAAATTTATGGATATATTTTATGAGTTTGTTGATACGAATTCGCCAAGGATTCCTGTTACATTCTCTCAATTTATCCTTTCACCAAATTGCCCGGTGGCGATAAGTGGTTTAATGATCGATATTTCAACGGATTTGCATGGAAACGATCAAGATAAGTACAATCATTTTATTAATGATAGAAATTTTATTTGTTTTGCGGAGGCTGCCGAGCGGTTTGGATTCAAGATTGATAAAAACTTTCCTGGTCGCTTGATTGCCGATATTAATTCTCCAGTTATGACAAGAGAAGGAGATCCCAATATTCCTCCATCTCTGGGTGGTCGTGGTTATATGCTTAGATATCCCGAAAGGCCAAAAGAGTTTACAAAATTAAGACCATCAGAACCTCAACAAGAAATTCTTCCTCCACCATCGCCCCAATACTCAAATCCTTTTGAAGTTGGTGATCGAGTGGCTATAGCAGTTGTCTTGTCGGAATATGGTCAGGCATTGAACTCAGCCAATCCGCCAGTGATGACGACAAATTATCTCTTTGAAATGTTAAGAGATCATACAGAATTAAAAAATAGGAATAAAGAACCCGGATCAAGGCCAAAAAGAGATCCTGAAGGCCGAGATGAATTCGCTATGTTTAAAGATCATACGTTTAGATACACTCGCGGCATTTCAGCGAACCCCAAACTCATCAATATCTATGGAAAGATTGAAGCATTTAATCCAAATCCGCGTCAGGTTGCGCGGTGGTGGGGAGTGGCTGGTGATCTTGCAACGGGTGGTGGCCCTTCACCCGCAGGGGGATGGGCACCTGCGGAGGGTATGGTAGTTGTTAATATGCGCGAATGGGACGGCGCACTAAGAGGGATTTGGTGGCGAAACCTATTGAAATCTCGGAAATGGCGAGGCTCACGGAACGCACGCGGTGAACTGCGCCCAGCGATGGACCAGTTCCAATTCGACACATATGATTATAGAAAGCGGTGGAATACGCCCAATCCCCAACCATCCTCGTTTGAAGATTTTGATATGCAAATTGAAGTTCCTTTTGATGCCATACATTTAAAGAACGATAACTCACCATTCGTTCTTAATCGTTTTGCCGAGCGCATTTCTTATCCGATCAGATTACAAAAATGGCAAACTGAACAGACTGCATTGGACCTAAAATGGCGGGAAAAATTTAGAGATTGGCAAGACCGAGCACTTCCCGAATGGACTCGATTAAACAATGAATACCTGGAAAGATTGAATTTTTTTAATACTGCAACTCGGCTTAATGCCAATAATTTATTTGAAAGAAGATTCGGGAGTGCATACTTAGCCGATGTTAATATGTTAAAAGAAATCTGTATGCAATTTTATCATTCTTATGTCTCCCAAAATCCGCAAGCAATTATTTCAAAACTTACTAAATGTTCCACCGGCACATATATAACAAAGCGCAAAAAGATTGTAAGAGAAGAGATTACACAAACCTCAATAAATCGAAAATACACAGAAATTTATTGGCTTAAACAATATATACTGCTACAAAATGCTCAATTAAAAAAGAAACTTCCTTTTAAAAAATTAAGAGTTATTCGTCGAAGGGCTATACAGTTTTATAATAAAGTAGATATGACTGAAGCAGTAAAATATATTAATGAGCAATTGACAGCAGACCAAAGTGTCGTACCGGTATTTTCACTAACTTTCAAAAAAAGATCTTGACCGCATCAAAAAAATATGATATGATATAAAATATGTTATTTCAAATAATAGATAACAAACAACAATGTGCAAGCATCTATACAAATAAAGAAATTATATCTAAACCAGAATATAATAAGCTTTCAAAAACCTGGTCATATAATTCAATTTTAAAAGATCAAGATATTAAATATGCTTATCTATATGCTCAAGGTCAGAACCTTGAGCAGTGTTGTCCTGATAGTTTAAAAGAAAACTGGGAAGAAGTCAAGCAAAAACATTTTGCTTATATTAAATCTTTTGAAGAAGCAAAGGTTAAATTTAATGATTATTGTTTTTATGATCTTGTGCCTGAATCTTTTGTTATTGAATATTTTGATATGAAATCTCAGATTACAGATTATGTTTTAAATTCTTATGATAAGCCAGAGAACTATGAATTTTTAATAGAACTCTCAGAACTTGTTGCAGAGATAGAAAATCACAATCTTAATATTGATTTGGATGCACTTGATAATGATCTACATGAATTGCGGACAAGAAATTTTAAAGAAAAGCTTCGCCGTCTTCGACAGCACATTTCTTATAATGTGTTTGGAACAATCACAGGACGACTAACAACAAAGAAAGATTCGTTTCCAATCTTAACATTAGATAAAAACTATAGAAAGATTATCAAACCTCAGAACGATTGGTTTATTGAATTAGATTTCAATGCAGCAGAGCTTAGGTGTTTGTTGGCATTAAATAATCAAAAACAACCAGATGAAGATATCCATGATTGGCATGGTTTTATTCTAAATCGACTTTCTGATAAAAATTTAGATAGAAACGATATTAAGCGCAAGATCTTTGGATGGTTATATGGGCCACTGGATGCTTCTCTTGGCATTCCTCAGATTGAAAAGTATTATGATAAGAAGAAGGCTATTAAAAAATATTGGAATGGAGAAGAAGTCATAAATTCTTTTGGAAGAAAAATTAAAGCTGACGAATTCCACGCTTTGAATGCTATTATTCAAAGTACAACTTCAGACACTTTTTTAAGGAGAGCAATCGCAGTAAATAAATTATTAAAAGGCAAAAAATCCTTTACGATGGGCCTAATTCATGATAGTATGGTGATTGACTTTGCTCGCGAAGACAAAGGTTTGATCGATAATTTGGTAAAGGAATTTGGAAATACCGATTTAGGTATTTTTAAAGTTAATGTCAGTCTTGGAACACATTTTGGTAACATGACGAGGTTTAAATAGAGAACAATTATGACTGATAAGATTATTAAATTTAATGGCCACTCAATTAAATTCCATGACCTCATTTCAGGTGAGGAAAATTTAGATCAACATATTCTGAGTGGTGATTTATATAATCGAGATGACCATCGTTTAGACCACTTCTTTAAATCTATAAGACCTGGCGATGTTCTTTATGATATTGGAGCCTATATTGGTACGTGGTCAATTCCAGCAGCAATAGCTGGTATGCAGGTTTATTCCATTGAAGGCTTTCCTGATAATTTTGAGAGAGCGAAAAAAAATTGTGAACCTTATGATAACATAAAACTTTTTGATGTCGCAGTTAGCAACAAGAAACATATTATAAAGACAAAATTTGATGATTGTACAGGGCTTCCCCCTCAAGAAAGAGAAATTAAATATGTTGTTTTAGATGATTTTGTGAAAGAAAATAATCTTCCGCCACCCGATTTTGTAAAAATGGATATCGAAGGAATGGAAACTCTGGCCTTACATGGCATGAAAAATATCATTGAAAAAGTGAGGCCCACTTGGTTAATTGGCTATCACGAAGGTTTGGATGTTAAGTATGAAGGTTTTCCAGGCTTTGTAAAGCCAGAAGACGGTGGTTTTGATTTTAAAGTATTCGAGGAATTAGATTATTTTATTCCGAGTCCCTTCCACAACCACGGTAGGTCTTTTGACGGTTTCGGAGATTATCTGTGTTATCCTAAAGAGTCGTTCCCGCCACTAATTCCTGTTCAACTTTATTATGAAGAGTTTACTGACCTTCAGACAAAAAGATTGATTGAATTCTTGCACGAAGATAATCACGCTCAAAATGATCGTCTTATTGTGGAAATGAACAAACGAATAGGATATTCCACACATTGGGCTTTGGCAGAAAGTAAAGAGCCTATAATTGTAACAGCTAAAATAAACAACGAACATAATTTTTGCTTTGAGATTAAACATGACAGTTAAAAAATATGATAAATTGGTAAGGGATAAAATTCCTGAGATTATCGAGGCACAAGGAAAAAAATGTAAAGTTTATGTTGCAACAGGTGAAGATTATCAAAACAGACTTAAGGATAAACTCCTTGAAGAAGCAAAAGAATTTTTTGAGAACCCTTGTGTTGAAGAATTGGCCGATGTGCAAGAGGTTATTAATGCACTGCAAGAAGCTCACCGTTGGGACATTACAAAAGCCCGATTTCTAAAAAATCATGAACGAGGGGCATTTTGGCACCGTTATGTTTTGCAAGAAGTGATTGAAGATGAGAGTGTTACCAAAAGTAAATGGTGTTCGTACACACCTTCCAACACATTATATCTTGAGGAAGAATAATGGATACTGTCATCGGTCTTGGGAATGCTGGTTGTAACATTGCTGATAAGTTCTCTCAATATCCTCAATATTTGACCTATAAATTGGACGTTGGACTCAAGCGGACCAAGACCACCTTCCCTCTAAAAGAACATGAAAAGTTTGAAGATTATGAAGAAAAACTTCCCTCATTGAAGGCATTTCTGAAGGATGTGACTGGTGATATTTTGTTCGTCGTCGCAGGCGGCGGAAAAATGTCTTCGGCTTCTTTACAAGTATTGCAATATTTGAAAAAATGTAACATAAACATTCTTTATATTAAACCAGAAATGTCTTTGTTAAACGAAACACAACTAAAATTGGATCGTTTGACATATAATGTATTTCAAGAATATACACGCTCGGGAGTTTTTGAAAGAATGTATATTGTTTCCAATGAAGAAGTTGAACAGATCGTTGGAGGCATTTCAATAAAAAATTATCACGAAAAGATTAATGAAATGATTGTTTCGACAATTCATATGATTAATGTTTATAAAAATAACAGTTCAGTAAATGATACTTTTTGTGATTTACCTATAGGCGCACGGCTTACAACTATTGGAATGTCAGACCTAGAAAAAAATGAAGATAGTATGTTTTTTTCTCTTGACAATGTGTCTGATATAGTGTATTATTACACATACAATAAAGACAAACTTGAATCGGATTTTGAATTAATGGGTAAAATAAAAAAAGCAGTTTCGGAAAAGAAAGCAGAAGGTGTTCGTGTTACTTATGGAATATTTGAAACAGATTATGAACAAGATTATATTTACTGTTTAAATCATTCATCAATGATACAAAAATAAAAAAAAATTGGGGGGTTGGGATATTTGCCAACCTCACCTTAAAAAAGGAGATAGAAAAATATGGCATTAGATATGACAAAAATGAAGGCCAAACTTCAAGAACTCGAAAATGGTGGTAAGTCCAAGTCGGACAATATATGGTGGCGTCCACAAGAAGGCGACCAAGACATTCGACTCGTTCCCACCGAAGATGGTGATCCGTTTAAGGTTTTCCATTTTCATTATAATTTGGGCGATGGTGCGCGTGGTGGTGTACTTTGCCCAAAGCGGCAGTTTGGTGAAAACTGTCCAATTTGTGATTTCGCTTCAAAATTGTGGCAAGAAGGAACCGACGATAGCAAGAAAATGGCAAAGTCTCTTTTCGTTCGACAGCGATTTTTTACGCCCGTAGTTGTACGTGGTGAAGAAGAAGCTGGTGTGCGTGTATGGGGATATGGTAAGACCATTTATGAAACCCTGCTTGGTTTGGTTCTTAATCCCGATTATGGTGATATTACCGATGTGGATTCAGGTGTAGATTTTACGCTGACATATACCCTTCCGAAAACGAAGGGTGCATTTCCACAGACTAATCTGGTGCCGAAGCGAAAATCATCTGCGCTTGCGAAGACTAAGGGTGCAATTAAGGAAGTCCTTGAGGCTGTTCCCGTGATTGATACACTTTTTCAACGCAAGTCTCCCGCCGATGTCAAGGCGATTCTCGAATCGTTTCTTGACCCGGCTGCTGGACCTTTTCCGGAAGAATCCAGTGTTAGCAGTGTAGACGAAGCAATTAAAGAATTGTCTGCGTAGCTAAAAAACGCCGCTTGGGGGCACGGCGCTAAAGGATGCCCCCTTTTTTAATTTAGATGGGTGGTTCACAGAGAATCAGTTACCCAAAAAGGAGAAAAATGACAGAAATTAAATTAAAATTATTTGAAAGAGGTTCCTCTTTCGGTCCCCTAGTTGAAGCAATAGATCAAGACAATCAACCGATTCAACGAATGGTTGCGATGGTTGAACCAACAGAAGAATACGGTTTAACTCAAATTCCAAAAGGACCAAATCCACGAGATATTGATCCTACGACGCCTTTATATAAAGCTATTAAAAACGAGTACAAAGATGGAGTTTGCTTTTCTGTAAGAAATGGTGGAGTTTGCGCAGTCGTAGACTTTGATTCTATGAAAGTTCAGGGAAATTATTTAACATTTACATGTAGTAATCCTGGTATAACTGGACATTACGATGGCCAACATACTATTGATGCTGTACAAGAAGCTGTTGATAAAGAAGGTGCAGCAGGAAATGCTGTACTTTTGTTTTTAGTTTCCGAAAATGCATATTCAGAAATTGATGATGTACGCGATGCTGCTACATGTTGGAATACTCGGGGTAGTCAAAAGAAGACTTCAGAACGAAACATCCGTGGCGGTTTTGATAATCTAAAAAATTATCTTAATAATCAATACATTGATAATATCATGTGGCGTCAAAACCAAAAGGGTGATCAAGATGACAAGATTCGCGCTGAGTGTTCCGC